GCAAGAAGCCGCTAGGGTACTGACCGAGTGCTCCGAGAAGCTTGCTAAGCTGGCAGTGAAAGCACTGCAAGACAAGCGCGTACCGGAACGAGTCACCATCAGCCTGGCAACCCTGCGCTACGCAGTGCTTCAAATCGAACAAAACTTCCACGAGGAGATGAAGAAACAATGACCCCCGAACCGATGAGTTACCACGACGTGAAGATGCTCGCTGGTGAAGTGTACGAGGCTGAACAGAAGGAGCGAGAGGAAGAAAGCGATGACTTTCTCTTCGGGCTCGCGTTCCTCGCCTGGATTTCGAGCTAGTAAGGAGGATACGAAGATGCCCAATGAAATTGGCCTCGTGCCGGGTGCTCTGTGCGACCTGCATATAATCGTGGCTGACGGCGACCGCAGAATCTCGAAAGACCTGGAAGGCGTGCAACTCGTCGGCATTACCCCCGGTGAGATTCGTGTCGGAGAGCCGCTGCGATTCGAGCTGGTGTTCCGAGAGAACCTGCGACCCATCCGGTACGTGTTCGCGGACCCGCTCAATAGCATGGTGCGCATCAAGGACCAGCTGCCAGGACACTTTAGCCTCTCCATTGAGAGGTGCGGTGACATGACCGTTCGCCGCTTGGCGCTCAAGCTCGCAGAGACGATCAAGGTCGTCCCGGAGATGTGCAACTTCCGTTCCGAAGACAAACGCGATTACGGCGTCGTACCGATCGCCAAAGTGTCCGAGGAGAAAGAAATCCTCGGGGTACACATCCCCAAGAGTGGTGCGACCGAATCGAAGCTAGAAACGAAGCTGTCCACAGCCAAGCGTTTCTACTTCCGCAACCGCTGGTACAACAACCCCGATGGAGAAGAGTACTCGTTCCGATGCTCCAGCTACGAGGCACTGCTCGGCAAAGACCTCAGTGAGATGTTGGAGTACCGCCCGTACAAAGCCATTGTCCGTATGGTACTGCCGAAGAGCGGGGGCTCCCCGTTGGGTGCCGTGCTCGTAGAGTTCATCAAGAACAAGTAACCAGACGAAAGGAGGCGGGGTTTATGATTGACCGCCGCATTACCGTAAACCCCGCCGCCGTTTACGACGAGCTGGACAAGATCCACTCGTACCGGGAGATTATGCTCGGGCACCTTGCCTTCCTCAACTCCCACCCCGACAAGGCGGTAGCCGAAGCTGCCGCACCCTTCACCCTCACCGCCTCCGAGTTCCTAGACTCCCTCAACGCACTGGAAGACCTACTGACCGAGGAGTGGGACGGAGAGGACGAAGAGGACGAAGAAGACTACGAAAGGACTGACGAATGACCACCGTACCTGTGTGGCTGGTAACCGAACTCAACGGGTACCTCACCTCCAAACCCTCGATAAGCATGTATGTACGCGGAGACGACGTACAGGACGCAGAAGGCGCACGAGAGGGCACCCTGCTCTCGACCTGCACCATACCGGGTCTGAGCACCGAAGACTGGGTGGCTGAGGATACGCTCACATGGGGCGTAGACCCCATAGAGTACGGACTGCCTACCCGAGACGTACCGCGAGGCGACCGCCCCGACTACCGGGGATTCGCTAAGGCAGTGCGACCCGCCGCCGAAGAGCTTCTACGCAACAGCTTCGACACCGTGTTCGCTCCGGCGCTCGTCTCGGGTGTACTGAACACCTACGCCAGCGCGCTACACCTGCAACGAACCGGCAATGCCGAGGACGTAGAAACCGCTGACCGGGCACTGCGCATCTACCAACGATCCGGGGTAGAGCTGCCTGACACGCTTACCTGGGGCTCCCGCTCCATCAACCGCGACTCGGCCTACTACGAGACACGCAAACGAATCACCATCTCAGGGCTCACCCCCGTTGAAGGGATTGAAGACCTCTACCGAGCTGAGATGACTATCCAGCCCGCCGGTAGCTAACGAAAGGACTTTGAACGCATGACTAACCTCCCGAACCCCGGAAAGCACGGCAAGCTCTACGACATCCCGGCTATCGCCGCCGCTACAGGTTACACCCGCGAAAACATTTACCACGTTCTCGGTGCCCAGAACTTCCCGGCACCGGCAGTGACCTACAACCGGGGCAAGAACCTTGGGGAGGGGCGACTCTGGCGTGAAGAGGACATCCAGGCGTGGGCGGGGCTAACCATGTCGCAGAAGATGCGAGGCGAAGGCTCTAACGTGCCGGACGTGGCCCGCGTCGAAGACTACGCCACCGGCGAGGGCTCAGGGCTCATCGTCTGCACCATCACCGGAGGCGCTGACGGCTTCCTGAGCGCCGCAAAGTCCGTTGAGTACTCAGCAGGTGGTCTAACCCGCGAAGAAGCCGCTGAGGTGGCGTTGAAGGCCGCACAGGGGGCATCCCGTGCCGAAGCGTAGCAAGAAACGTACCGGGTGGG